CCTTTGGCTGGACGGACGCGAACACCAATGGCGCTCAGGCTGTGATTGGCGTGTTGAGCCAAACCGCTGGCATCGTAACTCTCCCGCTTCTTGGCACCATCCTCATGTGAACTATGGGCAGTAAACGCGACCACGAAGGGTATTTCATGACGGATCACCGGCACGCAGGGGCCGGTGTATCTGATGAGCTTGTCCACAAGGCGGGTCTTCCGACGGGGGCTGGGAGAGGGCTTTTTGAGACATCGACGTTCACCTGTTATCACTGTCAGCGCGTAGTAATCAACGATCCCAAACGCACGCGTCCGCGATCCTGGTGCAAGAAGTGTGACCATCACATCTGCGATGGGTGTGGGGCCGATTATTTCCTGACAGGTATTTGCAGGCCCTTCAAGAAGGTGGTGGAGGAAGCTCAGGAAGCAGCGCTGAAGGGGCTGCCGTTCATCTCTCCGTTCTGATATGGCAGTGATTCATACCCCCGTATTCAGGCGCAGGCAGTGGCAGGACACCTCTGCCCCACCGAACCTGTTGCTGTTTCACTTAGGTCCCGGACTCACTGCGCCGCCTCTTCAGTACGATCTTGACGTCTCCAACCAGGTCTATCATCGCGAGTCCCTCAAGGGCCAGACGATGGACCTGCTGCCGAACCTTCTGGTTCGCCATCCGGGGCCTTCGCTCAACACGGTCCTGAATCTCGACGCGAACAGCGAGACCTATCACCGCGAGACGATGAAGGGTCAGCTGCCGGACGCGCCGAACCTGCTCACCTCGGTCTTTGGCCTGCACATCGTCCCCGGGCAGCCCGGGTCCATTGTCATGATGCCGGCCATTCATACGCGGCGTCAGATTCAGGACACGTCTCCGCTTCCGAATCTCGTCGCGAACTTGAGTCAGATTGGTGCGAAGCCCTTCATCCCGACACTCTTTGATGACCAGCTGAAGCATCGAGATTCGCTCTCCGGGCAATATGGCCGCTCGACGATCTATCTGCCGCAACCTGAACCCCTGGTGCAGGGGGAACAGTACACCCCGGTCTTTAAACGCCAACCGGCACAGGACCCGTTCGTCTTCCCGAATGCACTCATCCTGGGGATCGCTGCAGCGCAAGCGCCATTCGTTCAGCGTCAGAGCGAGGATTACAGCTACAAGCGCCAGCAGGCACAGGCGACGTATGACTTCCCGAACGTCGTTGCGTTGAACCTAAAGCCCACGTCTCCCTTCGTTCAGTCGACGTTCCCGGATCTGCAGTTCAAGCGTCAGCCGCCACAAGCGCCATACGACTTCCCAAACGTCATCATCACGCAGATCACGCCGAATCAGGCGCCTAAACCCTTTGTCTTTCAGCAGTACGAATCTCTCCAGTGGCGTGGGGCGAAGACTCAGGAGCACTTCGATTTCCCGAATGTGGCGGCGATTTTCTTACCGCCTCCGACGCCGCCCAATACCGGTTTCCGCTGCGTAGCGGTGCAGCCCGGCACTTACGGTGGGATCTATCACCAGATCGGGGATGTGTTCGATATCGCCTTCGCATCCGACTACAGCGCTTACAACGTGAACTACGGGCCTCACTCAGCCACGCAGCAGTTTGGCTGGATGATGCAGGTTCCCTCAACGACCCCGCTCTTCACCCTTGCCACCGCGCAACCGACGCCCTTGTTGCCGATCTCAGACCCCATCCCACCCGTCCGTTTTGTCTTCTAGGAGAACTCTCATGAGCGACTACAAGTCCGGTAAAGGGTATCGCGAGACGCTACGCGCACGTCCTCGACAGACCTCAACCCCCGATGCGCGCGAAGTTGACCCCGTCCTCGGGGGATTCCCGGTGCATCACCGTGGCGGTATCGCGCACCACCACAAGGAAACCGTAGGCCATCTGCCCGGGGGTGGCTATGCGGATGCTACTCACCCGAATGCGGATGCGAAGCGTCACGGCAATTCCGGCACCCGGGAAGAGCAGACGCCGCACGCCGTGCTGGATCGCGTGAAGATGAAGCCAGAGAGCTAAAGCCATGCTCGACACACGGATGGGTTACATGACGCCGGATGAGGGGCTCGTACAGCCTTCATCCGCCTTGCGTCAGAGAAATCGCAAGCGCGGCGGGATACCGGAAGCTCTCAAAGTGAGACTCGAGCGCCGCAAGTCGATGCTGAATATTGATCGGATGACCTGGTATCCAAATTGGCGTGATTTAAGTGAGAATTTTCGGCCATACCGCGGTCGCTTCATGGTGAATGATGCGTGGGACACAAATCGCGGCTGGCGGCGTAACTGGGCCATTGTCGACTCAACCCCACTATCGGCCATCAATACCTGTCAGGCGGGACTGATGTCCGGGACCGCATCGGAAGCACGCCCGTGGTTCGCGTACGAACTCACGGACGACGCTCTCATGGAAGCCAAGGGGGTCAAGGAATGGTTGTCAGCTACGACAAAGATCGTTCGCGATCTTCTCTCACGCTCGAACTTCTATAACGCGCTGTCGGAGTGCTTCGGCGAATACCCGGTGTTTGGGATCATGGCGTTGGGACGCGAGTGGCCGCTGCCTAAGAATGGGGAGGATGACATCCCGCACTTCCAACCCTTCACGATCGGCAGCTATTACATCGGCAACGACCGTCATCGCAGGGTTAATACGTGGTTTCGCGACTATCGCTGGACGGTTCAGCAGGTCGTGGAGAAGTTCTCCGTCAAGCAGGCTGATGGGACTTTTGACCCGCGCAAGGAAGAGACGTGGGTGAATATCTCCCGTTACGTGCGCGGACAGTGGGAGCAGAACCAGCGCGATAGCTGGGTGTCACTCGTTCACGCGGTGGAGGAAAACCCCGAGTACAAGCCCGGCGCCTTGGGCCCTCGCGGGATGCGCTTCAGATCCGTCACCTACGAGCGCGGTGGTGAACCCGATAAGGTTTTGAAAAACAGCGCCCAGAAGACTGAAGGGCAGGCGGAGGATGAAAAGAAGCTGCTGCGCGTGGGTGGATTCAGGGACTTCCCGGTCTTCTGTGCGCGCTGGTACACGAATTCCGAAGACGCCTGGGGCCGCGGTCCTGCCATGGATTGTCTCGGCGACGCCCGCGCGCTTCAGCTTCAGCAGAAGCGCAAAGCGCAGGCCATCGATAAGCATGTCGACCCCCCGATGGTGGCCCATCCCTCGTTGCGCAATCAACGCACGAGCCAGCTGCCCGGGGATGTGACGTTTGCGGCTCCCGACGGGAATAAAATCGGCTTTGAGCCCGCCTACCTCATCAAGCCAGAAACGCAGGACTTACTCGCCGATATCAAGGAAACCCAGGGACGCATCAATGGCATCTGCCACGCCGATATATTCGCTCTCTTCATTCAGGCAGAGCGGGATTCTCCCGGTGGGCAGAAGGAGACCGCGGCGGAAGTCAACGCCAAGCAGCAAGAGAAGCTGCTGATGCTAGGCCCGGTATTGGGGCAGATGAACTTTGATCTGTTCAACCCGCTGCACGACTGGCTCTTTGCTGAGTGTCTTCGGCATGGGAAGTTTCCGCCCCCGCCGCCGGCTTTGAAGGGCGCGTCCATTCGTGTGAAGTACATCTCAATTCTCGCGCAAGCCATCAATGCAGTAACCGCCCAGTCGATTCAGCAGCTGACCCAATACGTGCTGCAGGTCGCGCAGGCCGAGCAGATGGCCAATAACCCCGCGCTGGATAAGTGGGATGCGGACATGTCGATTGAGAAGTATGCGGCAGCGGTGGGGGCGCCTCCGGAATGCGTGCGCGATGATGCGACGGTCAAACAGATCCGCTCCCAGCGTGCGCAGGTGCAGGCGAAACAAGCTCAGCTCGAGCAGCAGGCACAGGCCGCCCAGACGATGCAGGCGCACGCAGGAGCGCTCAAGAGCGCAGCCGATGCCGGCGCCTCAGGGGGCCTTGGGGACATCGCTAAAGCTATTGGGGCCGGGCAGGGCGCATGACGGAGGAAGAAGCCGCAGGTCCTGCCACATCGGCCGAGAGTCTCTTTGAACCGGGGAAGAAACCTGATCCGACGGATAAGTTTCTCGACAGACCGCAGAAGTCCAATGACCCGAAAGCGCTCAAGGAAAAGGCGCTCTCGGACAAGCAGAAGGACCTGCAGGCCGAAAATGATCTCAGGGCGATTCTGGCAACCGATGAAGGCGTGCGGTTCGTGGCGCGGGTAATCGCGGGTCCCTGTGGATGGAATGCGCCGTACTGGAGCCCTTCCAACAGCGTCATGTGCGAGATCGCAGGTAGGCGCTCCATTGCCTATCAGCTGGAGCAGTGGATATGTGACGTAGAACTCAGTTTATGGTTTCGTGTGCGCTCGGAACTTGAGCGCGAGCGGCCGAAGCCGGAAACCTCGAAGAAGAAATCAGGCTAAGCGGCGCGCTTCCCACCACTGGGTGAGCATTTCTGCGGTGTAGTAATAGCGCTTTCCTATGAGGATGCGCGGCGGCCCGACGTTCTCTCGGGTCCAGTTGTACAACGTTTTCCTGCTCACTTTGAGGAATTTCGCCGCTGCCGAAACGTTCAACCGATTACCCATATTTACGCATTTAACTTGTGACCATTCCCTAATACCAGTTTCCGATTCAACTTCGCCCGCGTACGACGGAGATACGTGTGGCCGAAGGCGAACCGGGAAATTCAAGCACTCCCCCGGCTGCAGAACCTGCAGCTGCGCCCACCGCTACACCCGCTGATCCTGCCCCGGTAACGGAAGCCAAGCCCGCGGAACCTCAGACAGGCTCTGAGCCCGCAAAAGCCGAAGCACCCGCAGAACCCCCGAAGGCAGAGCTCGCCAAGACTGATCCGGACGCACCGCTCTTCACGCTCCCCGATGACTTCAAGCCACCCGAAAGCATGGTGACGAAGTTCACGGAAGCCCTGAAGAGCTACCCGCCCGAATCGAGGCAGAAGACTGCGGACCTCTACGTCGAACTTGCGCGCGATGCGAATGCCCAGTGGCTCAAGACGATAGAGGACACCAATCGGACCAATGAAGCGGCTTGTAAGGCCACGTTCTCGTCCGAAGAACTCGCTGCCGCGAAGACCGCGGTGGGCTGGTTCGCCTCCTTCGATCCTAAGTTCCGCGAAGTCGCAAAGCGGCAGCTGAACGACCCCGTTTTCACCAATGCGATGCGTCTGGTTGGTGAGCTTTTGTCCGAGGACGACCTCGGCCGCCCGGAACCCCCGCCAAAGCCTGTGGACAACCGCAGCTTGCGCGAGCGCGCCCAGGAAAAGCTCTACGGCGTAAACCCGAGCTGACGCGTCTAGGAGTGCTTGAGTGACCCAAATAGCTGTTGCTTCAAACGTTCTCACCCTTGCCGATTGGGCGACGCGTTCCGATCCCGGTGGACGCATCCCGCTCATCGTTGAGCTACTCGCTCAGAAGAACGAGATGCTCCCGGACATGCACTGGCAGGAAGGCAATCTTGCCACCGGTCACAGGGTAATCCAGCGCACGGGTTTGCCGGTCGTCATGGCCCGGGCCATGAACCAGGGCATTCCGCCGAGCAAGTCCACCACGATGGGTGTGGATGAGGCTACCGCGGAACTCGCAGGCTTCCTCGAAGTGGATAAGTCCGTGGCCGAACTCAACGGCCAAGAAGCTGCCTTCCGCATGACGGAAGCGGATGCCTTCATCGAATCGATGAACCAGGGCTTCTCGCAGCTCACCATCTACGGTGACCCGACAGCAGCGCCTTCGGTCTTCCGCGGACTCTTTCCGAGATACAACAAAATCTCGGGCGGCGCATTCGCACAGAACATCATTTCAGGAGGTGGTTCGGCCTCCGTCAATACCTCCATCTGGCTCGTGTGCTGGGGACCGAACTCGGTCTTTGGCATCTTCCCGAAGGGTTCACAGGCAGGCTTGCAGCACCATGACCTGGGCCTCCAGGTAGTGGAGAACGTCGCAGGCGTCGGTGGCGCCCGCATGATGGCGTATCGGGAGTACTGGGAGTGGCGCTGTGGCCTGGCGGTACCGGATTGGAGGTATGTAGTTCGTATCTGCAACATCGATACGACCATCACATCCAACAACATCGCGGCGGATCTCATCGGCCTCATGAGCCGCTCGATTGACCGTCTGCCCTCACTGACGGCCGGTAACTGTGCGTTCTACATGAACCGCACCATGTTCAGCATCCTGAAGATTCAGGCGCTGGCGAAATCCAACGCCGCCTTGAGCGTAGAGGAGGGTCTGACCCAGATCGAATACAAGTTCCTGGGAATTCCGCTTCGCAAGGTCGACCAGATCCTCAACACCGAAGCCACGGTTTCCTAAGGAGAACCACCATGACCATGCGCGACGTTCAGTTCTCCTTTAGCGACATTTCAACGCAGAACTACGTGTCCATCGTGGGAGCTGCCGGGACCTATATCGCTCCGAACTCCATCGACACGGCGCCTTTGGCGGCTTACCTCTCTGAAAACACCCCAAGCGACACGCTGTTGTCAGCGGGTGCGAACACTTATCGCGACATGGGCGGTGGGGAGCGCTTGTGGCTGTGCATTGACTGGATTCAGGCCCCCTTGGGCGGCACCAGCGTGGATGCACAGCTCATTACTTCGGCATCCTCGTCTCTGTCCTCGCCCACAACGATGTACGACTTCACGGCGGTAGTGATCGCGAACCTCACAGGCCCCACCGGCTACGGCAAGTTCGTGCGTCAGACCGCCGCTCTCCCGCGCTCGGTGTCGTGGCTAGAGTGGATCGGACTTCAGTTCGTCACGGTCGGAACGATGACGGGCGGTCAGGCCGTGGCGTGGATTGGCTGGGATCTCGACGCCGTAGACCTCGGCGGCGTTTCCGGCTACTCGATCAAGTAGGAGCACGGAAAATGTCAAAGCGTACAGTCAGTTTCGCCTCGATCACCACGAGTGCATTTGGTGATACCTCAGGCATGACCAACAACACCTACCCGTTCGTCCTGCAGGGAGGCTCGGGTACTCAGCGCATCAACGTGCTGGAGATCATGCTCGGCGGACAGTCAAGTTCAACGAGCCAGCCGCAGATCATCATTCTGTCGCGCGATTCCACGGTAGCCGTCACTCTGGGGTCGACCTCGACCGTGGATTCTGCAGCCATGGCGGCCACCGCAGCTCTTGCTGCAGCACCCATTACGGGTAACGCCTTCTCGACCGCCCCACAGCGCCTGGCCGGTAATGGCGGGCACCTTCTGGTGTTCTCCTTCAACGCCTACGGCGGCGCGGCCCGCTGGCTTGCCAAGGACTGGGAGGAAATTGACCTGGTGGGCAACACCGCCAACTTGGGCGAGCTGTCGCTCTCAGCCTTTACAGGAACCACTTCGGGCGCGATTGGCGGACACGCCGTCTATGAGCCGTTCTAACCCATGGCTCTTGTCACCCGATTCCCCAGTGTCCCCCTCGGGCAGACGCCCTGGATTCCTAACACTGTCGGCAATCTGACGGCGACGGGGAGCACGCAGGGGACTGCCCTTGCGATTCCGCTGGGACAGGACCTGTCGGTGGTTACGACGGTCGCAAGCGCCACTGGCACGGTGCTGCCGGGACCTGCGGGGATATCGCTCGGTGAGGACTACATCGTTGCCAATCA